TAATTAGAGTTTCTTCATTACCTTTGGCAGTTACTCTATCTGGTATCAATGGGTACAATGCAGTTAATTGCCCTGCATTATTTTTTTCTTTTAATAAATATGCGTCGCCGAATACATGTAAAGCATTTATTAAATACTGTTGTACAACCTCACCTGACATAAATGGGTTAGGTCTTTCCATTAATATTTGTAATGGGTGATTAAATATTATTGATTCTTCGCCATCATCTTGGTAAGACTTTACAATAAGGTTTGCTTCTGAGAAAGATGTTCCTAATACCTGTAAACATGCTGTAACAGCACTATTTGATTGTCCATTACCTAAATCTTTTAAATCAAAATTACCTGCATGAGAATTGTAACCCATGATAAAACTACTCGGCGTAATTGGATCTTCTCTAAAAAAATTAATTCTTTTTTCTCTATCATCTCTTGAGGTTATATTACCGAAGACTATATCCCTAAATGATCTTCTTTCTGCCAATGTGTACCTTTCTAGGTCGCCAGCAAGTTAGAAACGCACCTAAAAACTAACTTGCTTTTGACCAAACTTTTTCTACTACCATATTACATAAAAATAAACAACCTAATAAGCTATAAATTTATTTTTATTTCTTATTTCCAAAACACCATAAGCAAGTGCGTCAACCATGTCGTCGTGTTCACTTTCTGGAAACTGCAATAATTCTCTCTTTAAATCATCATAGTGCATGTTGGACGGATTTAAAAACATTGATCCACCTTCCATGTATGCAGATAATGGTAAAGCCCTACTGACCTTATCTTTATCTGGTTTTAATTCTTTTACAATTAAACCCTCTCGTCTTGCTATTTGTATTAAAGATAATTGATACCCTGCTCTCTCAATGCCAACATACGATAAATTATGTTCTTGTATCTTCTGTTTTAGTTTTGGTATTATATCTGGACCCTCTAGTCTTTCTCTAACCATATCAACAAGAATTAATTTATTTGTAGGTGTTTTGGCAAAACATGCAACAACCGTGTAATCTGCACTTTGTTTTGTAGATGTTGCAAGATCAACAGTTGCAAACTTTTGACAATCAATATCGTAGACCTTTTCTGTACCTAAATCATACTGAATGCGTTGTTCATAATATCCTGTATTGTTCATGAATCGAACATTGTCTTTTGTAAATGTTTTAATCCAATCTTCTTTAAATATACCACCAGTAAACTCTACAAATTTGGCTTCATATTCTTGTGAATATAAATAAGTTCCTATTTCTTCTTTGGCTACATCTAATTCTGATAATGGTACAAATGGGTTGGTCTTTGTTGGTAACTGCCACCTTTCCCAATCATTAAGTGTATCTGCTTTGTTATAGACTTCTTCAAACCAATTAAAACCTTTTGGTGTTGAAATAAATAATGCACCGCCCTGTCTTTCAGTTAATGTTGGTCTTACCACCTCTGCCCATACATTAGGTTTCATAAAGGCACACTCATCTAATACAACAAAGTCAAGTCCTGCACCTCTTAATCTATCTGGATTATCTGCTGATCTGATCGATACACTACCACCAGTAGGCATGATTACTGTTTTTTCTGATTCTTTTATAATCGTACCGTACTCAATACCAATATTTCTTAAATCTTTCCACCCCTCTAAAGCCATTGCGTATGTTGGTGCAATCCACCATGCACGACCACCTTTCCAAGCTTTTTCTAAACATAACCAAACACCTAATCGTGTTTTTCCCCACCTACGACCTGCTGATAAAACCTTAAATCGTGCATTTGACTCAGCAACTTTCTTCTGACCCTCATGTAATTGCGGTAATTTAACTACAAATTTTTTATTTATACCAACATTTTTTAAATTGGTGTCCATTATTCTTTTTTTAGGTCGGCATTTTCGGAAATTTCGGGCAATTCTTCATCTAGATCATCTAGTAATACTTCATCAAACCACATTTTGTACTATATATCCTAACTTAGCTTGTTTAATTGATTCAACAGCCTTTTCGCCACAACCAATCAATAAACTACCAGTGCTACCTTGTTTTGCTTGTATATATTGATCTTCAGCATAAGGTTTATAAAACGCCAATCTTCTCTTTATAAAACATAAAATATCTGCTTGTATTGCGTAATCATGAAACCATTGTGTTTCTGTTCTTGAAAACACTAAAGCGATACCATTACCATATTCAATAAATTTTTCTAGCCATTTACCAGTATCTTTACCATAAGGCGGGTTACACCATACGAAACCAAACCAATCTTTTTTTAATCCATCATTTTCTTCATGAAACCAATATTCAGCAGGTAACCATGGTATTTTTTCTTTAGGCGAGGCAACATCTAGATCAAAATCTGTTTTTAATGCTATAAATATTTCTGGCGGAGTATACCATTCGTTGCTTTGTACAACACCACCTGCATTTTCATACCATGTTCCTGTTTGTTTTTGGCTCATTATTCTTCTTCTTCCTTATATAAATCTTCTAACCATGAGACATGTACCCTTTGACCGTCAACAATTACAAATAATTCTTCTTTATTCTTCCTCTTGTACTGTTCTGACATCTTCTGCCTCAACTATAATTTCGTTTTCACGATCTAACCTTTTACCGTCTGACCAATTCAATTCTATCTCAACTGGTGCATTTGGGTCGCCTTGTAACTGTAATTTTTCTTTGCGACCAAATTTATCTGGGTATTTTCTTTCTAATAACCATGCATCAGCCTGCCATTGACCATCTTTACCTGCTTGCTCTATTCTTGCAACACGCCTTATTATTGCATCTGCCTCTGCTTTATTAACCTCTAACCAAAAAGACGCATAAGGCTCTATTTCATTTTCAGCTTTTTCTCGCCATAATCTAAATGTTCTTGAGGCAATACCTGCGTAGGCACATGCATGTTCTGTATACATACCTAATCTAATAGCTTCTAATAATCTCTCTTTTAATTCTTGATCTACGAGTTTAGGTTTATTATTCATGCGTTTTAATTATAATAGCAAAAACCCCTCGTATGAGGGGTCATGCTAGAGTAAATGGTTTTTTCTTTAAATAATTTTATTTAATATCTGATCGAAAAATGGTCCACCAGAAACACCAATTAATTCTTTATCTGCAAAATCTGTCCAATGTCCAGTTTTGGTATTTTCTGTACCATTTTGAAAACCATTATCATAATCTCTTTTTTGCACAAATAAAAATGTTTTACCGTGTAATCTATCAAAAGTGTAATGATATTCTGTATCGCCATGTAATTTATATGATCCTAAACCATTTGTTTTAATATCTTCATTTAATGGATCAATAATTCTTTCTATTTTATCCATATCGTACAAACTATCTATGTTTGGACCTAATTCATTAACAAATTCAATAAAATTTGATCTTGTAAAAGATTCTTTTTTATTTTCATGATGTGTAACAAAATTCATTAAAACCTCGCCTAAACCACCTCTTATGTAGCCGTCGTGATGTTTGTAAAATGAAACCCATACATCATCTTTCATTTTTGCAGTTATTGTTGCTCTTGTTGACATATTGTCCTTTCTCTATTTATAAGAGTATATTAGGCCATTTTTAGAATCTTTGTCAATCTTAGATTAAAAAATAATTACCCCTTACATAGCGGATTGTAAGGGGTCGTACGCATATCACTATAAGGGGTTGTAAGTGTGATACTTATTCTAATCTTACTTTAAACCTGCGTTTTTTAATAGATTTTGCACATATTCGTGCCGTTCATCTGGTGTTTTATTTAACCAATCTTCTATTTCATCTGTATTTTTATTGATTCTATTACTAGCTAAATCTTCTAATACTGGGTTAGAAAATTTTAATTCTTCAGATACAGTATTGTTATTTAATTTATACATATACAAATCTGATCTATGATCGCATTTTTCTAAGTTACAAGATTCACCAATATATCTTTTTACATTATGTTTGGTTTCATGGTCTTGGTTTAATTCACTTATTCTATTTCTTGCAGACAGCCCTGTTTCTGCAATCAAATCAAGAATACAATGCCACCGACCATCTGATAAAATCTCTTGTATTCTTTCAGCGTAACTCATCTTTCACTACCCCGTTTAGGAAACCACCCCTGTGTAAGTGCCGTTTGTAAAACATCTTTAGGTATTGCAATTGAGTGTTCTTCTTCATTTTCTTTGTAAACAATAAAAACCATATACATACCTTTATTATCTTCTTTAGGTAAAAAACCAAATGAACCATGACAAGTTTCTTCTACTGGTCTACCGTTCTTGTGAATTACCTGTCGCCAAACAAGACTATTTGTATTTGCTTCCCAAATGCCTTTCAATTCTTCGCTCATTGAAAAACATCTTTCTCGGCCTTATCTAACATTTTTTTTACATCATTACCAGTGAGGTAAATAATATTAGAATCTTCTAATTCTTTTTTAATATCTGTTCTTTCTAATCTTCTTTGCATTGTCCAAATAAGATGTGCAAACATAAGAGTCATAAATAAAACACCAATTAATTCGTATCTCACTCTTCTTCACCCCCTTTATCATCTTTCAACATACCATTCATTAATTCTTTTATACTGGTCATTGAATCTAACTGTGGGTCATGTAGATCAACTTCTACCTCTTTACCATTTACATAAAATATTACAGATGGCATTAGAATGCACCGTCCTGTGCCATATCTTCCATGACATCTGCTTTATCAATTTCTTTTATATGAGTTTCTAGTCTTTCTTTCATATCTCTAAGTACTTGCATTCTGCCCCAAATTTCCATGTGTTGAGCCTCTGACATGGTTTTTATTATTGCCTTTTTTAAATCTTCTTGTTCTTTAATTTCATGGTTTACACGCTCTAAAACATGTTCAACAGCTTCTTGCGCACTGGGATAACCAAAATATTTTGAACCGGGTCCACTCTTCTTAATAAATATTCTTTTAGACATAATTTACCTTTCTTCTATATTGTTAATTATAATTTCAGATTAAGACATTTTTCTGCCGTATGCAGGGTTTTCAATGACACAGAATCTACAAATATCTTCATATTCATTTGTGTTTGCATTGAATAATACATGGGCAGTTCTTCTATGTAATGGTCTGTTACAGTTCTCACACATTGAAAACCTCATTGATTTGCATTTTTAATTCATCATCACAAATTAAAATGACATTTAGACAAACCTTACACTCAATTACATCTTCTGACATAATCAATTCTGTTGTTGCAACATAATCTTTGTCGCAATGTTCACATTTTAGTTCTACCATTTTTTACCTTTCTCTATATATATAAGAATATTAGGCCAATTTTGAAATGTTTGTCAATCTTAGATTAAAATATTTTATAAATAAATTTTGAAACCATTATCTAATGATGTTAAAAATGTTATGAGATCATCGGCTTCTGGAAGAATCATATAAGCTAAATCTTGATATTTTGTTATTACAGACACTTCAAATTCATTACTGTTACCTAAAACAATAAAATATAAATCATTATCGTGCTTGAATGCAATGCCGCCTTGTGTATCTTCTACCTCTGGTATAATCTCAACATCAAACTTAAGTAACTGAGGTACCTTTGATAAATAAAATGCAATAGACAATGCACCCCAATTTATTGTATCTTCAAAACTTTCCATGAACATAGTTTACTACACTATTTCGACTTTTCTTCTTTGCAAAACCTACAATGTAAAATTACGTCAAGATCAACCCATGCGTGGCCCTCTTCTTCACAATTTCTTTTTACAGGTGGTTTATCTTTCTCGGTCATCTCACCTAATAAAGTCCAATTTTTGGTCAATGCAAATGGTGTAAGTGTCATTGTTGGCCATTTCTTTTTATAAATATAAATTCTATCTTGTACCTCTTGAGGTGTTGCACCGATCTCTGCTAAATCTTTTACAACCTTATTAAAACTAGATATCTCATTTTTTGTTTTAGGTTCATACAAATTGCTAGATAATGCCATAAATAACTCACCTTTACTACTTCCAATCTTGTAATTATGACTATGGTTAAATGACTTTGGTTTGTGGGTCATATTAGACCTACCCCCTGTATCAGTTTTGGACTGGGGGGGTGGTTCATTTTTAAAAGCAGGGTTCAATTTTAAAATATAAAGATTTGATGTTTGTCCTTTATCTTCTTCGTATCTTTCTTTTACTTCGATTGCACCATGATCTTTTAATTCTTTAATACCTCTTTTTACAGATGAACTAGATTTATTACATTTCTTGCCAATTGTGGCAATAGATGGCCAACAACTGCCATCATCTTTATCTGCGAATCTGTATAACGCTGAATAAACTCTTAGTGCGTTATCAGATATTTCAGACTCTATTAACCACTCTGGTACAATAGAAAAATAAAATTCTGCAACAACACGATTTGACATGTTGTTATCTTATTCTTCTTCAGTGACTTTATCTTCTTCTTTGGTTAAATAATTAGATAACCAAGCGTCAGTATCATATAATTCAAGACCAACACCTAGCCTCATCGCAGATCTTTTATAACCGTCTGATATGCATTCTTTTATTCTCTGACCATTATTAGAAACCTTATTTGGGTTTTCATGAAAAAATGGTTTATCGCACATGCCGTATTCTTCGACTTGTTTTTGTTCACCGTCTACCGTTCCCCATAGAATAACCTTTATACCTGTTACAAATGTTCTTTTTACATCATTAGAATCTGTAATCTCGTCATAATCTTCTC